ACATTAAATATAGTTTTCATATTTTCTCTAATTTTAATAGAATTATATTTATTTTTTTGGAAAAAATAAAATAAGTTCAATATATATTGAACTTCATTAACAGAATATGTCATATAAAATATAAAAAGAAAAGAAATATTGTTTATTTATTATCATTCCAATTTTAATTTTTTCGACTATATTAATTATTATTAAAATTTTTACCAGCAAATTCTCCAAATAATTCTTCAGCCATCATATCATACATTCTTGCTGCATCTTCCTCTGTATCAAATCCAGATATTTCTTTTCTAATTCCATCCTTTGTAATAGATGCAACATATTTATCACCCCTTTTTATAACCCCTTTATATTTATTATTACTTGATTTACTTTTAGTTCTATTATATGAGTTCTCTCTGGCTGATATTACTCTAAGATTTTCTAATCTATTATCAAGTTTATTTCTATTGATATGATCTATTACAAAACCTTTCTCTTGTTTCCCTAAAAGATTTTTATGAAGAGTTTTACTGCGACCAGTATATGTCATAGGATATCCATTTGAATCAATATACCAATTATGTCTAATTACCTTTTCAAAGGATATAGTACTTATAAGAAAATAATTTTGTTCTAATTCTTTCCCTCTACCTAGTAATTCTATCTTAACATATGTAGAGTCTACTAATTCACATAATTCATCATGAACATTATAGAATCCAATAATCTTATTCTCTACTGGCATTATAATATATAATATATATAATTGATACATTTATTTCTTAACTGTTAAATATTTTCTACCTCTTAAAAAAGATACTTAACTTAATTATTATATATTATATAATATAATATATGGAGATATTAAACTATGTTACATCTGGATTAAAAGTATTAGTAGATAGAACTAGTGATTTTGTATCATATTATATGATGTCAGATAATGATTTAGATGAAAATAATAATGATATACAACCTATATCAAAACCTATATCAAAACCTATATCAAAACCAACTAAAAAACGTATTTTTACACCTAAATCAAAACTCGAACAAATTCAAACTTTTTTCTCTGAACCAACACATATTATAGATAATATATATTTAGGTAGTGCATTCAATGCATCAAATTATAATTCATTAAAACAAAATAATATAGGTTTAATAATAAATATGACAAATGAAATATCAAATTATTATGAAAATGAATTTGAATATAAAAAATATGGCGTATATGATAATAATATACAGCCTATAATACAATTTTTTGATAAAGCATATTCAGATATAATTGAATTTCAACAATATTGTCCTACAAAGAATATATTAGTACATTGTTTTATGGGAGCAAGTCGGTCCGCATCGATTATTGCATATTATATAAATAAAAAACATAATAAAAATATAAATGATGCTATTCTATTTATGAAGAATAAAAGAATAGTAGTTAATCCAACTGTGTTATTTTATAATCAACTTTTAGAAATAGAAAATTTATAATAGATATTGTTCAAAAAGTGGTTTTAGTTGATGAAAACATTCTGGTTCTTTATGTTGACTATGAGTACAATTAGTCTCGAATATTTTTAGCCGAGAATTATCATTAAGATTTTTAAGTCCTAAACAACCAGATTTATATAATTCCGTTTCTGTTATTTCTTGAATAGCCAGCTCTCCAAAATCATTAAGAGATTGTAATGAAAATTTTTCCGATTCTGGTGGCATAATAACCTCATCATTTGGAGACCATACCATCACAAAATTCTTAACCGCATCAAGATTATTCTGAATACAATTTGCATTAATCTCTTGATTTAATTGGGCAAGATATGTCGAATTTGATAGATATATATCATAACGATATGGATCGCGCCAATAATTACTAATCGAAAATGAATCTTGTTTATTTGGCTCATAATAATTATCAGCAAGTGATGTCTTATAATATACACCTCCATTAGGCGAAGCGAGTGTTATAAGATTTATTACAGGATATTTATTACAATACTCAACATAACCTCTAGCAAGTAATCCACCTTGACTCATTCCAATAAAATTAAATCCATTTTTAAGTTCATCAATTTTATAAATTTCATTACATAAAATCTGAAGTTGAGTTTCCATTGGTGTAAGAATACTTGTAATTACACCATTACCAATCTCCATATTGTATACACTTATTTTAAAATGTAGTTCAAGCATACTTTTTAATTCAGCCATATTTTCTTTACTTGCAAGCACACCATGCATAAGTACTGTAGGATAAGCATTTGTAATTTGACACAATAGAAGAATCGAAATAAGAGACAGCATCTATAATATATATAATTTGTTATATAGTTAACTAATTATAATTAAGTTGAATTCAGATAATAAAGAAATCAATTTTTTATATTATAAAAAAGTAGTTAAGGCCATAAACTTCATTTTTCGCGAAATCAATTTTTTATTATTATAAAAAAGTAGTTAAGGCCATAAACTTCATTTTTCGCGAAATCAATTTTTTATTATTATAAAAAAGTAGTTAAGCTCTATTTTAAATTAATACTTTTTCTTTTTCACCGACATTCATTCTGCAATTGCCACATTTATCACTACGTATTGCGCAAACAATACACACTTTGTGTCTGCAATTTGTAAATACTACTTTACGTTTATAAGTCTCACATATATCACATATATTATTTTTATCAGGTAATTCTTGTTTATCTAATATATAATGTGATACTTGACCGATATTTGCTTCAGTCATTTTACGTTTATAATTATATCCATACCAATGCGAATCAGTATCTAGATGTAGATTATAATTTTTAATTTTGAGTGATTGTTGTAGATAATACCACGATGCGGGTTGTATATCAATAATCTTTTGAAAGCCGACACAATTTGTCGAAGATAAATTTTCTAATGAATCTTCTGTTTCTTTGATAAAAGCATTATCACATGATTTTATACGTAATATGACTTGAACAGATTCAGGATTATTCATCAATGCTAAACTTAATAAATTCATATATTTATTATCAATTTTAATTTTATATTTTAATATGGAATTTGATAATTTTTGATCTACCTTTAAAAGAGTTTCTAGGATTTTATGATCAATTACACATGCTAACTGTATTAGATTAAGTTTGACAGTTGATTTAAAAGTCATACTATCTGGATTTATAATCTCATAATAATCATAAACATTAATACAATTTTTATAATAAGTATTATTAAATACTTTAAAAAGATTAGGATTGTATTTTAGACAATATGATAAAATAGAACCTGAATTATTATCAACATAATAATCCGAAATATCTAAGTTAATATTAATCGTTATCCATTTAATTAGATCATCAATATTAATAGTAGTATTATTATTTGAATATTTAATAAGACTCATAATAAATGTTTCATTAAAATTATTATTTGTAAGATTTGATCTTTGAATCTTTTTATCTTTTACTAATGTTTTGAATAAATTCTTATGATATAATGCAATATAATATGGAACATTGTTACCATTAGTATCAGTATATAACATAACTTTATCAAAAACATCTGATGAAAATTTATCAAATAATTTTTGAATAATATTTGTTGAACTTTTTTGAACAAATTGAATAATATTTTTTTCATTTAATAAATATGAATCAGGAATACCATCAAACATACCATGCATAATCATTTTATCATAAATATTTCGTCCAGATTTATCACATATTTCTTTCAAAGAATCTAAATTATGATATTTTATAAGAGTTTTGATATTAGTTTCGTCGTTGTAAAAGTTAAATATTACCGGAATACCAATATTATTATTCTGTTTAAGTTCATCTATTGTAAATATGTTTAGATATTCATTAATAACAAGATTATCATGATATGAAATAATATAATTACCTATATCATTTTTCATTTTAATAAATTTTTCGATAGAATCAAAAATATCCAATATATTTTTATTTTCAAGTATATGTCTTACAAAATTATAATCTGTTTGAATATTTTCGAGTATTAATTGTTTATCAGTCTTGTTAAGATTTTTACCAAATTTTGTAATACATTCAATATATAATGTTTTATCAGTTGTTTTTGTTAGATCTAATAATTTATGTTCAACTTTATCTGATCTTGATTGATAATTAATAATCTGATTGAATATATCATAATTTTCTAGACTTGATTCTAGAATTTCATTGATAAGTTTTTTGTTATTAGTATGATGTACTAATTGAGGATATTTACGTATAAATTCTGGTTCAATTGTGTGATCTATTAATTTACAAAGATTTACAAATTTAGTAATAGTTTCATTATGAAATTCATTATTCATATTTGATTTTAATTTAGTAATAAACATCTTAGGTATACGTATTTCTAAAGATGTATTGATATTTATAAGTATTGTTAGTTTATCATTAATATTAAGATCATTTGTGTCAATAAAAGTCTTATGATACATAGATACTAATTGTGATAGTATATCATTATTATTAATATAATATTTCATAAGAAATGAAATAGATTGATAATTCGTAATATTAAGTTCCATAACAAATGCATTAAATAATTGATATGAATCGATTAATTTCTTAATATTATCATAATTTATATTTCTATTGAGAATTTTTTCAAAAGATATTTTTAATATATTTTCATTATGACCATAATTTTGAATAATTTTCTCATAAAATTGTATTCTTAAATCGTTTTGAATATCATTCTCATCATTAAAATCAATATGTTCTAATGTAAATTTATTATATATATTGGATAATATATTTTCAGGAAGAAATGCTCCAAAAGCAAGATGTTCTAACATTAATAATGCTTCGGGTGTATTAATTTCACTTAATTGATTAAAATTAAGATCTTTAACATCATCTTTTACATATTTAAATATACTAATAAAACATGCAATATTGTCAATATTTGCAGATATATCTATAATTTTATTTATATAAATATCTTTAATATTATATGTTTTAATATAATCTTCATTAATATTAAATATTTTTAAGCATTTATCAAAATCATCATCATCGCATATATTTGTTAGAACTTCGATAATTCGTAATGAATGTTTGTGTCTATATTTATCCATCTCAGGAAGATTTAGTTGATCATCTATTGTAGATTGTAATTCAATAATTTGTAATATATTAACTGTATCATCATCAATATCACCAAATTTAACCTCATTTGAAATTTGGAAATGTGAAAGTAATTTGAATACCATCGATGAAAATTTATGATTAAATATCATAAACGTTTTCTTATCAAGTTTTGGAGCAATTATATCGAAGAATTTTTCATAAGTTTTTATAATATTAACATGATTTGTAGTTGATATATCTATTTTAAAATTGTCTGGTGTTGCATAGTGTATTAAAAATTTAGCAAATTCTTCTTTATCATTTAGATTAATTTCATTATAAAATCTATCAAGATTTGTTAAATATATACTAGATGCAAAATCTCGATAGGCTGAGATAAAATATACTTTAAATAGTACTAATTTAAATGCAGTAGTTTTAAATAAGACAGGTTCAAAAATATTTGATAGATACATAATAATATCAACACAATCTGTAAAATATAATATTAAAATTCCACAAAAATTATCAAAAATATCATCAGGGATATGTACAATATAATTTATATTTTTTTGAATATATACATTTATTAAGACTTTTATAATATGTTCATACTCGTCAGATTTAATATCTCGAATTATCACATCAAAAGTATTTTTAATATCTTCATAATCATTAAAGAATAATTTTAGATACTTTTTTTTATCACATAATTTTGAATAAAATGTGTTTAAATTATCATTTAATTCATTAATTTTAAATTGTTCTAAATTGAATGCATAATTGATATAATATTCATAATATTTATCTAAAATTTGTTCCGAATTTTCTAAAAATTGATCAATTTTATTTGTTTTAATTATATTATCAATAAGAATTAATGGTTCAATTTGATAACTATTATTTAATGTTAATTTAGTAATTATTTCAAAATATTCACTCTCTTGTTTTTCAAAATATGGAGTTAAAAATTTAGAATTATTGATCAGATATTTATATTCGTTTTCGGTAAATTTGTTTGTCATGCAATAATATGATATAGGAAGTGTATTATTAGAATTTTTCTGAACAATAGATTCTGAAAATTTATTCCGTAATTCTTGTGACAATTCATCATAATTCAACTCATAATGAGATAATTTTTTAAAATTACTATTTGAAGTTCTCATTTCATTAAAAAATGGACTAACACTTTTTAATAATATATGATAAATAGTATCGTTATTAATATACATAATTCCATCTATATCAATACTATTATCGTGCAACATATCATAAAACGTATTTACATAAAGAGACATATCTAGTAGAGTAAGTTTATGAGTATCATTAAATGTTATTTCTTCATTTAATAATGTAGTGTATAACATATTACCTATATTTGACACAATTATATCTCTGATTTCTTTATTCCATACACTCATCATCATAAGACTGATAAGACCTGCTTTCCGCTGAAGAAATTCTATAGAAAACATATTTTGAGTACAAATATGAGATTGCAATATAGTAGGAATAAACTTCATATCTGCACACATAATAAAACACCATACAATAAGTGTATTTAGATCATTGATATTATTCATATTAAGATGATATGCGCCATCAATATATTCCATATAATTAATCCAATCTTGAACTAGAGTACCAATATTTTGAATTTTTGTTTTATCACGAGGATCATTAAATTTAGCATCCAATACAATGTACATATTAATACTATTATCGGTAATCATTTGAACAATATATGATGATAAATCATTATGTGTAGAATTTAAAGTTTGAATAATTTCCTCTTGTAAGAACCAATTTTTATGAATTGGTCTATTTTTTTGTTTTTGTCCATATAAATTATAAGTATAAGTTAATTTCGGAATACAATTATTAAAAGTCAGTGTAGAATTATTAAATTCAAATGATTTTTTTAAATTATTCTGACAATAAGTAAGTTTATTATTAATTTCTTGTGTAGGAAGTAAATTAATATTTACTGTATGATTGTTAGCCATATATGTATTAAAATCTTGTTCATCTTCATTATTTTCATTATTTTCATTATCATCATTATAATTATCATTATTATCTTCGTCATTATTATCATCATTATTAACATCATTATTATCATCGTTATTATTATTTATTACTGCTGGCATTTCTTCAGTTATCAATTGTGTTAATTGTTGTTGTGCATATGGATTATCATTTATTATATTGTTAATAGTATTAACAAGGTTTTGAATATTATCAACAGATGTTGGTATATTTGATGACATTATGTATTATATATAATAATAAATATATATATATAAATAAAATAATATAAAGAAATTTCAATTTTTTTGAAAGAGGAAGTTTGCCTGGGCAAACTTCCTCTTAGAAGAAAAATTATTGAATCCTCAAGGACGAAACAATTTTTTTGAAAGAGGGAGAAAAATTATTGATTAAATATCATTGATTAAATATAATCGATATCAATATCACTTTCGGCTGATTTATCAGATTCTGATGTTTTCTTTTCGACAATACTTTCTGGTTTTTCTGAAAAGCCAGTATTTGTTCTGCGAGCAATATCGCGTTCTTTATTAACCAATTTTTGGCGTAGTTTATCTGCAGAAACAGTACCTTTACGTAATTTTGATTCGTCAAATCGTGCACTCTTTGGAATATTCTTTGCTGATATCTTATTATTTGCTTCCTCTGATTCTGATTCAGTTTCTGATTCTGATTCAGATTCTGAATGTGGTAGCATTGAGTCAGCATTATCTTCTGGTTCAGATTCTGAAATATCATTAGACATTTGGATATCATCGTTTGTCTTTTTATTAAAAATATCATCACCTCCACCATGTTTGTAATGAAGTTGACGAGCAATATCTTTTTCATTTTCACGTTCAAGTTTTTGATAAATTTCATAAACATCTCCAGACTTTTTAACGTGTACATAATCACCCTTATTAATCCAGACCTTACGTCTGAATTTACCAGGAATGATCGCGTGTACTATTTGTTGTGGAATTAATAGAGTTACTTCAAATTGATTACCTCCAAATTTTGAATTTACAACCGCATGAAAATCACATCCAGTATCTGTCGGCACTTCTTCGTTAGGATTCTTCGACTTACGCTTTCCAGCCTTCTTAAAATTTTTACCACCTTTTACATTGGGCATTTTGTATATTATTATGATTAAACTTTATATATCAAAT